GGAGGAGGTTCAAGGGGCCTCCGTGCAAGATTACAGACAGGCCTAACACCATTCAAATTTGGAAATCACTTGTAGATGAAGGTCAGTCTTAGCTGGCTTGTTATATTTATATTAATAGTATTTATAGCATACTTTTTCTGGAAAGGATGTTTACTATATGAGAGTTTCCTTGTAAAAGAAGAACCCTTTATTGGAGGTGTATATTCTACAAATGATATTTCAATTAGAACATGTCCATCAAATACAAAGTCATTTATAAATTCGCAAGGATTTACCTTATGCTGTGAAGGAACATTGAGTGGGTCTACGTGTAAAGGAACAGAAGTATGTTCACTTTCAGGAAATTCATTGGGCCTTCCAACATGCAGTGTATATTATGGATCATATTTGGAGCAAAAAGGTGCCCTTCGTTGCCCACCATCAATGCCGAATTATTACGAGAGTGCAGACGGCTCGATTAGTGGATGCACCTCAGGAAAACGAACTCCTACTGGAACAAGCCCGGCATCACCTGCTGATAAACAGTGCAAATTATACACAAAGGAGGAGGATGAAATGGGTTCTGCCGATAGCTGTACAAATATAAAACTTCTTGAAACAACAAATTGTTTTTCAGCAGGAACTCAAAATTCTTCAAAATCGTTACTACAATTTTGGCCAACTCCAATTGTCCAATGTAGTTATACCGACGCACGTATAGATCCGACACCCCATACATGTATGGAACAATCAAGCTTATTACGATATTTCCAGTACCTTTCTAAATTATATCCCGAATGGTCTTCATGGTATAATTCATGGACTCAAAATTCAGCAAGTTGGGATCCCATGTATAAAATACGTTTTTGCTCTGTGATGGAAAAATATGTAGTTAATAAGACAATAACATTTAATGATTTACCTAAGATTTCTGTATTCTAATGCTAACCCTGTATAAGTATATCATATTATGTATTATCCTTTAAAGATAAAACATAATATAAATATCTAATCCTATTTCTACGCAAGATTCTTGGATGTGTAAAAGGAAGCAGCCGAAGTTCCTTTCGGCATAGACTCAAGCCTTGGAATGTTATCCGTTATGTTCTTAGCAAAGTTTTCATCATTATCTACCTCTACTTCTATCTTTGAGGTTGCCTGAATAGGTTGTTCAATTACTTTATAGGTGTCAAGAGGAATATTTGTATTTTGAACTGGGAAATTTGTTAATATACCATGATTACGCTCTAAAAGAAGAGTAAATACTGCTAAAAATGCTAAGATACCGGAGAATACAGATATATAGGAAGCATACACAATATACCCTAAAAGTGCTAGACGAATATATAGATTCCCGACAAAATATAAGGATATACCTGACGACCGAATCATAGGTGCTACGACAATTATAAGGAGAGATAATACGTTTAATACAACTCCCTTGTCCATCTGTTGTAACATTAAATTTGATATTGTCAACCACCGTTTAGAAGTAGCAAGCGATGATTACTCGGCAAGGATATAGAATTGAAAAAGCATCTTTGGATGCTGAAAAAACAATTTATCTACGAAAAACATTAACGGTTTCTCCGAAAGTTCATGGGAAGCAACGTGTATTTGGCGAAACAGATTCATCGTTTCAGATTTATGCTGAATCTGAAAAAAGATTTTACGTTCCTCGGGCTTGGGGAATAAAAGAATTCGGTATTCCTACAAAATCAATTCTTTCAGAAGGGAATTTACTTCGTCCGGATCTTACATTTATCGGAACCCCATACGATTACCAAAAAGATATTGTAAATACATTTATAAAAGCTGGTTCAAATGGGTTAATTTGTGTTCCATGCGGGCGTGGAAAAACATTTATGGCGATTCAAATTGCCTTTCTTCTTAAACGAAAATTTCTCATTGTCGTAGATAAAGAATTCTTACTTCAGCAGTGGAGTAGTGAATTACAAAGTTTAATTCCTGGTATTCGAATTGGAATTATTCAAGAAAATAAAAAACAAATTGATGTAATGGATTCTGCACCAGAACCAACACTTTCACAGCTAAAAATACTTTTAAAGCAACATAATCTCCCTGTAAGTGGAACAAAGCCTATTCTTTTAGAACGTTTGCGAACAGTTTGTCCTAAGGAGAAGCCACTTACATATGATTGTTCCATCGCAATGATACAAACACTTGTGGCGAGGGATTTTGATGTTCATGATTTTGATTCGTTCGGGTTTACAATCTTCGATGAATGTCATCATCTGGGAGCATCGTGTTTCTCGCGTGCTTTATTAAAGGTTCAAACAAGAAATATTTTGGGATTAAGTGCAACTCCTACCAGAGATGATGGATTGACTAAAGTATTTGAGTGGTTTATCGGAGAAGCAGTATATTGGGAGAAAATTCGAGAAGCAGATCCGGATGTTATTGTTAGAAAAATAGATTTTACATCTGAAGATGAATCTTATGCTAAAGTTCCTGTGAATCGTTACGGAGAAGTTGTTCTCGCCCAACTTTTAGGACAAATTGTAAAATATGAACCTAGGAATAAATTAATAGACGAACTTATTCTTGAATTATTAAAAGAACCCCTACGAAAAACGCTAATTTTAGGCGATAGAATTGAACATTTAGAACGTATCGAAGCAAATCTTCCAGAAGGAACTGCATTCGGATATTATATTGGCGGAATGGATGCTGACAAACGAGAAAATGGCGCCAGAACTGCTAAAATCCTTTTAGGCACTTACGCAATGGCGTCGGAAGCTATGAATATTAAATCTCTAAATACAATGATTATGATAAGTCCTCGGAAAAAGATAGAACAAAGTACCGGACGAATATTACGAATACAAAAGGATAAACGAGATGTTCAACCATTAATTATAGACATTGTGGATAGCCACAGTGTATATAAGGGACAATGGTTAAAACGCCGGGCATATTACAAAAAGTGTGCTTATAAAATCGTGTATCCGTCTAAGGGTGAAGCGGAACCTGAAGTCATAAAGGAAGATGATTCTAAGAAAGAAGAGGGTATATGTTTAATGGTAAATGACTAAGGTATTTACTTTCTGGACTTGGACTTCTTGGACTTTGAGTTCTTCGACTTGGACTTGGACTTAGACTTCTTGGGCTGTGTCTTCTTCACCTTACGACGTGTTGAATTTTTGCGAGAACCGCCTCCACTGGTTGGCTCAATTGCCTTTGTTACCATAAGATTCCCTGCACCGCCAGGATAGGATATGACTGGTCCAGATAAGGGAAGACTTTCATAACGTGCCGTAGGAACCGTTAATGCTGCCTCACCCCCCTTTGTTACATCAGCATGGGTATAAGCATCTGATACAGATGAAGGAGCATATACTTGCATTCCCCCTGCCTGCTTCCAGAGCTCACCACCCTGAATATTTAAGGAACCGGACGCACCATTGGGTGGTATTGCTGATCTACCAGCTTCACAAGGGATTGACGCATGAGTATTATCTCCTACAAAGCCCCAGCGACCTCCTGCTTGAACACCAGGTAATCCATGTCCCGCCATAGGACCAAGCTGTCCAGGACGAGTATATGTTGCGCCTTCATATGAAGTAGCAGTCCCAACACGGGCATTGCTATTTGTTAAAGAATCTACAGGAACACCTCTAAACTCAATCCCTGATGTTCCACCACCAATCGCAGCATTTCTCTTGCAGCTGGGCTTCTTTCCCACGGGCATCTTCTATTTATAATAACGAAAGAATCTCATATGCATTAAATTCGGAATTCCACTCAACCTTTACAGAAATTTCCTTAGTTCCTTCTGATTTTATACGTAATTCCTTACTTAATTCGATATCCTGAACCGCGGCATAACCCTTTTTTTCTTCATTGATTACAATTGTATATGTATCAGGGTAATTTATATCAGGAATCGCAAAACTTCCTTGACGAACTGGGGGTTTTGTTTCCGTCTTTGGCTGAGGGCGAGGAACAGGCTGGGGCTGAGGGCGAGGAACAGGTTGGGGCTGAGGGCGAGGAACAGGTTGGGGCTGAGGGGCGCGCTGAGCTTGCTGAGGACGAGGGGCAGGTTGGGGCCGATGGACAGGTTGGGGCTGAGGGGCACGCTGGGGCTGCTGAACACGCTGAGGCGGAGGCCTAGGCACAACAGGCTTTGTAGGCTCAGGTTCACGCCTATCCAACAACATATTTTTAGGCTCGGCTTGAATTAATTGAATATTTAGACGCCGTGTTAATGTATCATTTTGAGCAATTATACGGGTAGGAGGAGTATCTGCCCAGCTCTCCACAGAATCAACCGCCATATATATAGCAGGTTCAATACGTAAATCCCGCTGGAGTTTATCGTCGTATACATAGGAATTTCTGTAAAAGTCTAACAGACGCTCCCATCGTCGCGTAAACGTAATAGACCGCATATCTTCTCCCCCAAGTAGTTTAATATCCTCTATACGTAAAATACCTTCCGTTTTATTTAAGGATGCTATCATAATGGTCCCCTTTTCGGTTAAGTTAGTCTGAATACGCATGGGTATAATATAAGACGTTTTTCCCCTGTCATCCATCCACACAACAGGATGCTTCGAAGAGATTACAACTAAAAATCCCACACGCCCGCCGGCCAATTCGTGTAGAAACATCCACTTCCCAGTTTTCATCATAACGCCCGCATGATTTAAATCAGAATGTTGACTTATTCTGATATCTTCAAGCAGGCTCTCCACGAACCGTTGGGTCGTTTCGTGGAGAGCCGGATCCGTTTTGCGAAGCTTACAATCAATACCCTTTAAAGTACTTGAGCGGAGGCTTGGTTCCATCTATGATATAGATACAGCAACGCTTTAGCCCGTTTCCTTATATACTAGAGTAATCAGCATTCATGGAAGGATCGTTTGCCATAATACCACCCCTCATAAATTCAGCACCATTTTGAACAAATTCTGGGCCAAATTGTTGCTCTGCTTGCTCGGTTACCATCATTGCCTTCCCCGCAACTCCAGCCGCCGCTGCGATAGACGTATCGTCATTCACATAGCCGGGACTATATGCTCGTTCTGGATGCCTTAATCGTTCAGGGATTTCAGCAGATTCATATCCCATATCTGCCGGATCCCTTGGTACTTCCGTTGTAACTTGTGTTAATGGGCGAGCAGGCAGTTTAGGAGATTCATCATCAAACGTTACCTTTGGAGGCGGACGCATAGGGGCAGGTTCACTTACAGATTCAGCATATACAAATGACTCGGAACTAGTAGAATATAACGAATATATATAAAAGGCAAGGGCTACACAAACAATCGCTATAACTACACGCCCGTGCATCTGCTTATATTCTTAAATAAGGTTCGACGAAAGCGCACTTATTCTACAATTTCACTAGAAGCATACGGAACATTTAATATATGAGAAGGTATCCACTCAGAAAGGGATGACCATTCCCATGATGAATCTGACGTGAGGGATTCATCCTCCTTTTGTTTTGTATCATCATCTTTCTTTTTTTCAGTAAAGCTCCACCCCATAGCGGAAAGATTAGTCCGTGAAAATATGTCAGAAGGTAATACAGATTCGGGAAGTAATTCAAGGACTTCTTTCAATTCCGTATTATCCTTATTTAAAAATGCACGGGAGATAACACGATAATGGAAGATAGTATTATCCTTTAATTCCCATAGTTCATTTCCTGAATCCCACCTATACATTTCAGTATTCAATTGTAATTCAGAGGAAAGTGTCCACACACGTTCTATATAGTTCGCCATGCTTTCCTGGATAAAAGTTGAGAGTCGAGTTTAAGTAAAACCAGAACATACTTACCAGATGAGTTCATCAGATATGAGTGTAGTATTCCTTGGGCAAAAGGGAGATATTCGCCAGGGAAAGCTAAAGCCTGTTACCCCACAAGGTATCATGAAAGCCCTTAAAAAGAAGGAACCTCCAGCCCTTTTAGGTTCATTTCTTTATAAGCAAAAATCACTTTGTTTATATGGATATCTGGAAGGAAAGGATACTACTGAGAATCAGCACCATCTTCCAGCCCCGTTAGAGGGGATGACCTTTTATGGGGATATTATTGTTGTTGCATGCACTGAGCGGAATGTATTAACTACCGCGGTGCCTCTTAAAACAAGCGAGTATGAAACATTTTATACAGCTCGTCTTGAAGGCGAGGATGAAACGAGTGATATAGATGAAGGGAATGACGAGGGAGCAGATACTAATGCCGAGGTTCCTATGGATGACGAGGATGATGCTGAGGAAACAAATGTAGATGAAACGGCCGAAGATGAAGAGTCTGTCAAGTTAGATAAGGCGGACGAGGAGGACGACGATGAAGTTGTTGTTGAAAAGCCGATTCGAGTTGCGCGCGTTAGGAAACCTGCCCTTGCAGCCATTGTTGAATGTCCAGAACTTGATCCGAATGAAACAGTAGAGCAATCACCTTTAAGGAAGAAGGTGCTTTCTGTTATTGAATCAAAATTCAATACTAAACTTACAGCGGCATTACAGGTAGAACTAGAAGCAATTATATTCCAAAATGTCCTCAAGACATCTGATAAAGAGGAAGTTCGTAAATCATGGAAATTTCAGGGGTTCCGTGATATATATTTAGCAACAGCGCGCCGCGTAATTGGGAATTTTGATTCAACAAGTTATATAAAAAATACACATGCCTGGGAACGTTTTGAGAATGGCGAAGTTACACTCGCTCAGATTGTAAATCAAAATTATTATGAGCTATGTCCTGAAAATTGGAGGACAATGGTAGATCGTCGGGCAAAACGCGAGCGTATTCAATTAGAGGGTGACTTTTCTCGCGCAACGGAGAAGTGGCTATGCAATAATTGTAAAATGCGTAAGTGCACATATTATGAGCTACAGACACGCTCTGCCGATGAGCCAATGACTATATTTATTCAGTGTCTAAATTGTGGAAAACGGTGGACGCAGTAATTTCTAATCTTTTATCAAAGGGAAATGAACCGCCTTCTTAAAAAAATTAAAAATAATCCCATTGTGCGCAGGTGCTATTCTGAAATATGTCGTAAGGTAATAGATGAGCATAAAAAGCCCAACGGAAAAGAGAAGAAACATAACCCGCCGTCAAAAGAAGAGCCATTGCGATTTGACGACATGTCATATTATGACCCCTCATGTTTCAACATCTTTATTTCAAAAGAATGAAATCGGAAATGATTTTTATTCTTGGGTAAATAAAACATGGGTATCCGACGCAAAGATTCCTAATGACCATGCTGAATTTGGAGCAAGTGAAGAAGTCGAAGAATGTATAATGAATACATCGATTAATATTATAAAAAAGTGTGTATCTTCTCCTAAAACTACTTCAGACGAAGTGATCCGTACCTTATATACTTCTTTTATGGATCCGCCTGATCCTGCTCGAAATGTAGATGCTCTTCGCTTAATTTTTAAGGAAATTGAGTGTGTTCAAAGCAAGGACGATCTAATTCGTCAATTTGCTCGATTAGCTCGGCGAAGATTATCCACGTTATTTAATTTGGAATATAGTATAAATTATAACGAAAGGAAACGCAGTATCCTTTCTTTTACACCGGATTTTCCAAGTCTTTCAGAAGGATTTTTAGACGATTCCACTATTTTTAATCGATACACAACTCTTCTAAAGAATTACGGAGAAATATTTAACATAAGTGGGCTTGAAAAAGTAGCAAAATTCGAGAAATCAATGAGTAAAAAACTGTATGAACATCTAAACGATAATACGCCAATAAGTATTGGAAATGGCCATACGCTACAAGTAAAATTTCGCAGAATTCCGTGGAATGTATATTTTCAAGAATTAGGAATTGACGATTGGAAAAAAACGAAATTTGAATATAGTTATCCAGGATTAATACGAAAACTCGGTATATATCTCGATGAAGTTCCCATAGAGATGTGGAAATTGTATATTTATAAATCGTATTTAATTAGCCTTGGTAATTTACTTCCTAGTCCGCTAAACGAATTGCATTTTGAATTTTCAGGTTATTTTTTACGCGGCCAGAAAAAGAAAGAATCTAAATTACACACATTTGTTAATTTTATTTACGATTATTTACCAGATACATTTTCCAAATATTTTTGGGATTCCTGCGGAGATGAAGCGGTAGTTGAAGATTGTAAAGGTATTTGTAATAATCTCATTCATGCCGCGCGCGTTCGTTTAAAACATACAGAGTGGTTAAAACCGTCTACACGAATTGCGGCAATTGATAAGGTTAACGCAATGAAATTTCTTATTGGAAGACCCGATACTTGGTATGTAGATACATTTCCTACGCTAGATTCGCATGTATTTTTAAATAATGTATTTATATTAGGAGAGTTGAATACTAAAAAAATGATTACACAGGTTTCTAAGAATAAACAATTCTGGGAACAGGGAATTTTTCGCGTAAATGCCTATTATTATGAAACGTTAAATCAAATTATAATTCCATACGGAATTCTTACAAATCCATTCTATAAGAAACATGGTTCACGTGCATGGAATTATGGTTCGCTCGGATTTACGATTGGGCATGAAATGTGTCACGGGTTTGACGACGATGGAAAGAAGTATGATTCATATGGAAAGAAAAAGCTATGGTGGACACGTGCTGATAATATTTCGTATAATAGAAAATCAAAACAGATTATTAAATTATATGAAAAAGAAGATATTTTAGGAAAACATCTAGATGGGAATGCAACCTTGGGTGAAAATATTGCGGATTTGGGCGGAATCGGAATCGCCCTGGAAGCGTTAAAAATCGATATGAAACGGCGCGGCGTAACTGACAAAGAAGAAATTATAAAAGAATATCGTGATTTTTTTATTTCCTATGCGGTTGGATGGAGAACATTATACAGGAATAAACGATTAAAGGCCGGAATTGAAACGGATGTTCATTCCCCAGCGTATCTACGTGTAAATTTAATTGTATGTCATTTTGATGAATGGTATGACGCATTCGACCCTGCTCCAACCTCCAAATATTATTTGGAAATCAAGGATCGTATACGATTTTTTTAGAAGATCTTGTACCTTAAAGCGGAAATGATATATTATTATAGGATGTTACTAGAAATGTGTTGTCGCTGTGGATTTGTCCATAAAGATGAACGAATTGCGTATAGGGCGTATAAACCACATTATCATTGGATTCCAGAGGGAGGAAAAGTAATATTAGGAGATATTACTCTTCATGCAACAATTTGCGTGGCGTGTTGTGAAAGCAAGATAAATTGGAAGGAATTTTACGAACAGAAAGAAAAAACACCAGAAATATATCGTGTTAACTATTCATTAAATGCCCCCTTGCCTGATCACTTTTTGGAGTATGCGTGTGAATTATTTAAGAATCAAGTAAAATATTTTATTGTCTAAAGCGTAGTTACGTATAGATACTAGTATGCTAAATATTGTCGCGTCAGTTATCTCATATGATATATGGTTTTATATATCACATGTGATTTTACATACGCAGTTCATGTATCCATATCACAGTATTCACCATGAAAAAACGGAACCCTTGTATTTTATGGATACCTATGTTGAACATTGGATTGAAAGCCCGTTTCAAGGCGTGGGAATGTTATTCCCCTTTATGGTCTATACATACACTGTATATGATATATTACTTATACTTGCCTTTCTAAATATACGAGGAATGATGCGACATGATGTGCGCTGTAGTTATCTTATTGGAAATCATCATTTACTTCACCATAAATATAGATCATATAATTATGGAGAAGCATGGATTGATACCCTGTGTGGAACAAATTGCCCGTATTCAACTTAGAGGATCATTAAATCAGATAAGCGCCACATCTCATGTGTTCCGTTGGGCATTGTTCGGCAAATAATGAATGGAAGACGGCGCTGCTCTAATTCAAGTTTCGCAATATCACTTACATCGGTAATATGAGGAGGAACATCAACATAGGGACGTGCTCCCTGGCTTAACATATTTGCCCGTTTTCCAATAACATGGGTCTTTTCATACTGGGTAATAAAGGGATGAGAACGATGATTTGGATCCTTCTTTAAAGGAGGAGAGGCAGAGAGTATGAGTTTGGGAATTACAGTTTCCTTATAATGAATTGTGCATTCGGGGTGATGCTTTAAGAGGGAACTTAACGGATCATCTGCCTTATCTTTCTCAGCCGCTGCAGGAGTTTCGATAACAGCAAGCTCATTCAGAGTTTCCTCAAGGTCGCCACCCTCAATTCCAACTACGATATCACCATCATCATCTGCGCTCATTCTGATAAGGCTTTAGAATCGGTGGTTTACGTTTCAATTTTACAACGGTATAAAGTTATAGACAGCTCTAGTTTAGATGCCTGTAAATTATACAAATCGCTATAATACTTATCGTAGCACACTTCCATCGGGAAAGTATGATATGTTAATTGTAGGGTTAGTACATCAAAATGTGGGAATGTTAAAGTATATGATTGGAAATATCGAGCGATTTTTTAAGGGAAATTATATTTTTGTGGTGCATTATAATGGAGAAGAACATGTAAATGAAAATGAATTACCAGACTGGGTATGGCTGGTGCGAAATACGGTTCAAACAATTCACGGAACAGTTACGTTAATGCATGGGCTGGGAAAAGCGTTTGAATTTGCAATTGATACTATTTCATTCATAAATTGTATGGCTCTTACTGCAGGATGTGTATTTATTCGCGAGTATACTGTTCCAAAAGAAATGGTAATATGTTTAGATTCTCATCAATGGTTTTTTAATAAAAATGTAAATTTATTACACGAAAGTCCAATTCCAATTGAATTACTTGGCCAGGGAAGTAAATTTTTGGCGGAGCGAGGGCATTTTATCTGGCAGTATGGGTGTCGTGGAGGATTAGATGGCGATGGAGAAACACAGGCAATATTTCGTAATCGGGGGTTTAGGTTTACGAAAGGATGTCAGCTTCCTGGCCAGGTATTTCCATATGAGGTTGTTAAACTATTGGCGGAGGACTTGAAATTTCTTTCAACGCGACCATTCCCAACAAATTACTGTGTGGACGAAATTATGATTTCTACGTATTCATATTGGTATAGTCAAGAGCACAATATCTCAATCAATAAAATTACAGTATGTACAAACTGGGAATACATGTATGAGGTGAATGATATGAATTATGTGAATATGATACTTTCTAATATACCAGATGCGTATGCTATATCAAAGGTTCCTGATAGTTTAGATCACCCTATACGTGTCGCGTACGGGCCCCTAAAAAATTGATATTTTTCGGAGGCTTAAGCACTGTTACACACACTTACGAAGATGACAGATCAGGCAAACGTGAACGCGACGGCGGCGACGACGGTGAAGGAGTACGATTCATTCGACAGCATGGACCTTCCTGAGGACGTGCTGAGGGGTGTATATTCAAATGGCTTTGAGAAGCCAAGTCCTATCCAACGTATTGGAATTGTTCCGATTAAGGAGGGGCGCGATATTATTGCCCAGGCTCAATCAGGTACTGGAAAGACTGGAACCTTTGTAACAGGTTCTCTTTCAAGGATAGATCCTTCAATTAAAAGGCCACAGGTGCTATGTTTGGTTCATGTGCATGAGCTTGCGAGGCAGATTGCTAAGGTAGCAACTACCATTGGAAGTGCTATGAAACTAAATGTATTGTGCGCCACAGGCGGTTCTCCAGTGCGCGATGATATCAAATCGCTTACTTCAGGGGCACAGTTTATTGTAGGAACTCCTGGGCGAATTTATGATCTAATGCACAGGGATGTGCTGCGTCGCGATGACCTGCGCGTCCTTATTTTGGACGAGGCAGATGAGATGCTTCAGGAGATGTTTTACAAGCAGGTAATGTGTATTCTTGAGAAGGGATTTCCTGAGATGTGCCGTGTTGCTCTTTTCTCGGCAACAATGCCGCCAGAGGTGATTGAGGTTGCGGACAAGATTCTACAGGATCCTGTGCGTATCCTTATTAAGTCGGACGAGGATGTAAAGCTTAAGGGCATTGATAATTATTATGTTACACTTGATGCTCAGTCTGTAAAGACAGAGTGTATTTATGATCTGTATAAGAATCTAAATATTGCGCAGGCGGTGATCTTTTGTAACACAAAAAAGGCAGTCGATCAGCTGGGAGCGGATATGGCGGCCCATGGCTTTCCTGTTACATGTATTCACGGGGAGCTTGAGAAGGCAGAGCGGAAGCGTAAGATGGACGATTTTATGAGCGGAGCAACGCGTGTTATGATTAGCACGGATATGCTTGCTCGCGGTATTGATGTCCAGCAGGTGAGCCTTGTTATTAACTTTGATGTTCCTGAGAAGAAGGAAACGTATATTCATCGCAGCGGTAGGTCAGGTAGGTTTGGTAGGAAGGGAACTACAATTAATCTTATCCTTCAGGGAGAGGAGAGTAAGATGAAGGAAATCGCGGATTTCTATCATATTTCAATGAACCCTCTTCCACAGAATCTGTCAAATCTTCTTTAATGAAAGATCGCGACAGCACAAATAATAATTGCTAGACCGATAGCCATTAGACATCCAAAAAATTGTATGATTCGCGCTTCAATTCTTGTTTGACGATCCGCAATTGAATCTTGAGATGTAGCGTGTAATACAGAAGACATTTGATACATCTATGGTTTATCGGTTAATAGAATCATTTTTTATACTTGACCTGGCGCAGGGGCAGGAGCAGAAGCAGTTGCTGCCCTTGCAGGGTGATTGCGCGGTATTTCACGAATATCATGCCTACATGTAGGGCAATGGACATTTGTTTGAAACCACTGGTCTATACAGGTTTTGTGATATAAATGCCCGCACACTGTTAATTTACGGCATGTTTCGCTTCCTAGCATGACATCCTGACATATGGCGCAAGATGCGCCTGCCGGTATATTTGTTCCGGTAACAATCTGTGTATTTCTTTGTATAATATCATCCCCTGGACGAACAATTACAGGTTCCATAAATACATCAGGGGTGGGAATAATACGGGTGCGCACATTTAACGGGGTGAATATACGATTCACATCATAGTCTTGTGTAAAAAACCCAGGATTACTTAATAATCCGTATAATAAGGATAATCCATCCGTATTTGCGGTTTGCGGGGGAACAGTTGGTACAGGAGGCGGGGCTGCAGGCTGGTTTAAATTACGATATAAGTTAGCACCATGGGCATATAAATTAAATCTTGAATTCATTTGACGCCTTACATAATGAAAGACATGCGGAACCGATTGAAATTGGCCCTGATCGTATAACAGCGCTGGAAAGTAATTATGAATATCATCTAAGATGCCTACGCTATATACAACATCGTAATTATTAGAAGGTGGGTGATAAGACATTCTTCTATACATGGAATATACATATCCCGTTTATATTTTCACGCAGTAGTGAAAAAAATGAAAATAAATCCTTGTAGATGGGAAAGTATCCACCTCTACAATGACGGAAACAAAGGGAGTAATTGGCCTGACAAATATTGGAAATACGTGCTATGGAAATGCGGTGCTTCAAGCACTTCGCCACGAATCTGAGTTGACTGTATTCTTTCTTCTAAATAAGCATATTGATATTCTAAAGAGGAAGGAAGCACATGCTGATAAGAATGATGAACGTGCTAAACATCTTATTGAACGCTATGCGGAACTTATTCGTAACATGTGGTCAAGTGAGAAGGGAGTGGAGAAGACACATGATTTCTGGAGGGATATGGTAAAACTTGCTTGTAAGAAGGGGTTTGATCAGTTTCAATTCCCAGTTGCGCATGATGCCCATGAGTTTATTGTATTTATGCTCGATCAGTTACACGAGGGTCTTTCCGAGGAAGTTGAGATGACACTTATGATCGATGACTCTAAAAAGGAAGTAAAGTCTGCCCTGGAATTCTGGAAGGCATCGTTTGAGAAGTCTTATTCCCCAATTGTAGAGCTTCTATTCAGTCTGAAACGGAAGAATACCGTATGCGATGTATGTAAATATAGTTCCGTTACCTGGGAAACCTTTAATACAATTGATATTACACTTCCAGAGGCGAATAATGGTATGGAGGCAAAGTCTGTAACACTTCCAGTTCCGTCGACAGATGGAAAGGTAGAGGCTGATCCTGTTGCTGCTGCGCCTGAGCCTGTTGCGGCAGCACCTGTTCCACTTGCTGCTGCGCCTGTTCCCCAGGAGGAACCTCTTAAACTTATTAATCTTCTTCTTGCGGATGGTAAAGGAGATTCCCTCGATGATTATGTTTGCGGGGGAGCATGTAGTTCTACCGAGCATAAACGAACAAAGGCGTCCGTTTCACGATCTGTTTGGCGGCTCGGCTCGTGGGTTATATTGAATCTGAAGCGTTTTACAAATCGCGGTCAGCGTATAAATACACCAGTTGATATTCCTCTTCAGATGTCATTTGATTCTATATTCTATGAGAAATCAATTGAACCGAGCCGTTCTCATATGTATGAGCTTTTCGCGACAGTTCACCATCATGGGCCGGCAGGTGGCGGACATTATACAGCCCGAGCAAAGCATCCTGTTACGGGTCAGTGGAATATTTACGATGATGAAAATACTCATCCCATTGCGGCACCAATGCCGCTTGATCCCAGTGTCTATATTATTATGTATAGGCGTATAAAATCGTAACTATTTCTATACTCATGAATCTATTCACACACTGACGTTCAGTTTGTGAATGAAATATGCAATTTTTCTTTGTGGAAAATAAGCCGTTAGATATTAACAAATTTTTCTACATTTCCACTTGACATATATACGGTATTAATACTACCCATCATTCCATTATCAGAACATACACGGAAATGAACATGAGGTTCAAGGCGTCCCATCCAAGGAACAGTGTAAGGCTGAGGATTACGCACATAGAGTGTCGCAACACCAGTTGAATCAGATTTTATCACTCCAACATTCATGAACTTCGTGTATGCTTGGCGCCAGTCATTCAGTTTTTTCATCCCCTCTGTGCCCGGTTCTGCCGCCCAGTATAATACCTTAGAATGAGGAGTAACCTTTACCTGAATATGTGTATCGGCGCCTTCGGGGATTTGTTCCGGAAGTGCTGAACAGGGAAGAACAGTTTCTCCTAAAAACGGTAGGTATGTATCGCGATGAAACATTATTGTAATGGCCGCAAGTCCGACAAGTAAATATACGGCACGGGTTGTAATGGATCTTGCGCCAAAGAGTTTTCCAACTAAATTATATCCAAACGCGCCGACTAAGAGCCAATTAATTGCTCCGATAATCACAAGAATAATCGCAAGTTTATGAACATACCTGCTTATATTTTCTAGACCCATCTAATAACACTTTTTACTTATTGTAGAATCTATAAGGTTTTTACATGTATATACACCGGAAGTATCTTTGGAAGGAATAAATCCTGGAAGGCATCTACATTGATCAGCCCTTAGAGGGGCGCTTCCTGTAAACGATTCCGTTGGAATAGGGTGGGGTGATCTTTTTAAGGAAAAAACAGCCAAAAGGGCTACTGCTAAAAACGCAATAAGCATAAGAAGTTGCCCCAAAGTCTTTCGCATTCTAAACAACAGTTAGAATGTCAAAGTGCCAAATGAACAAATACAAGACGGGAGGAAGATGCGGGGGAAGTACAACAACTTCCTCCGAATCTTGCACAAATAGCGCCGAATTTTCAGCATTTCTTAGAAAAAGAGAAGAACAAGATCGGCTATTTGCTCCAGCAATTCCTTCAGCGGCCCCAGAGAAGGTAGTCATACCTTCTTTATCAAAAAGTCCAAAACAAGAAACTACTCTTGTTATTTCTCAAAAACCACAACAAGATAAAAAAAGTATAATTGATACAATTTTAAATGGAGATATGGAATTTGATTAAATTTGCGGAACTAACTTAGGTATACATTCCATAAGGAACCTTTTCTCCCAGCGAACGTTTCTTCAGGAACAAATCGACGTGCTCCTTCTTTAAGACAAAGGGAAGGGAGAATCCAGGAATGTGAAAGGGAAGTTCCTTCACATTAAACATGCGGAGCATGTTAACGCGCTGAACAATTTGTTCAATACAACGCTTCAGCTCGCGCACACCCGTTTCCTCGGCAGCATAATTCTCCAGAATGTGCTGAAGAATATCACGTGTAATACATACTTTCTCGCTGAGATTTACCTCCTTTAGTGCGGAAGGAAGAAGGAACTTCTCCGCAATATTAATCTTGTCCTTTGACTGATATCCGGCCAATGTAATAACTACCATACGGTCAAGAAGAATACGATCGACCTTTCCAATGTCATTTGCGCTAAAGACAAACATAGCACGGCTCATATCCAACGGGATTCCCGTTAGATACTTGTCCTCAAACTCAGAGTTCTGAACAGAATCTGTAAGGTGAACAAGGAGATTCTGAATCTCCTCTCCCTTGGGAGTAGCACTTACCTTATCAAGCTCATCAAACATCAGAACCATTGACATTGACTTTGCTTGCGCAACGCAGTTTGCGATCTTACCACAATGGCTTCCCTCATATACAAATTGGTGTCCGGTATAGGTGCTAGAATCACTATCTCCACCCAGACTAATAAACTGAAAGGGCCACTCAAGCGCCTTTGCAATACCATTCTTAATCAAGCAAGTCTTACCAATACCAGGAGGTCCTACCAACATAAGGGAAAGGCCATTAGCAGTAGGGTTTGCAATCTTGCTTGCGATAAACTGCATAATTTGAAGCTTAGCGTCATCCTGCCCATAAATTGCCTCGTCAAGATACTTCCTAGCCTTCTCCATGAAGGGAGCACATGCCTCTGGAGATGTTGTTAGGCTTACGGGCATCTCCTTATAAATTCCAAGGGGCATGCTAACAAGCTTCTCCATCCAAGCACGGAGCTTATAATACTCGCCACTCGACTGGTCAAGGTGCATCATCGCATTATAGCGAGCCATTACCATCGCAACCATATCGGGCTTCAACTTCATTTGAAGAAGTTTGAACATAAGAGGTTGCTCCTTTTTAGCATACTCAGAACGCTTCTCTAGGGCCTCAATCATACAAATACGCTTCTCCTCGGTAAGACCCTTAAACTGGTCAATCTGATCATCGATTGTATCGGTTTCAACTGGCTTTGTTACAAGCTTTACAAACTTTTTCACATCAGCACTCTCCTTCTTCATATTGTGACGGCGGGGAACCATGCGCTGATCATCCTCTGCCTCTCCGCCAAGACCGCCAAAGGAAATGGAAATACCCTTAAATTTAGATCCAGACTCGCCCTCTGCTTTCTCATCATAATCCTCATCCTCGTCCTCCTCATCCTCGTCATCATACTCATCCTCGTCCTCCTCATCCTCGTCCTCATCATCGTCATCCTCCTCCTCGTCCTCATCCTCCTCGTCCTCATCCTCATCATCGTCCTCATCAGTATCTTGAGATCCAAGGGTTTCTCCGTCCTCTTCGTCGGTTTCCTCAACAATCTTCTTCTTTTTAGCAGTAAATGATGATAGAAATCCCTTGTGTTTTCTAGGATTGGAAGGGGGGGCAAAGGCACGCTCATTGCGTTCAGATGTCGGAGAGCTTTTTGCCTCCTTCTCCAACTTAGCGCGAATTGCTTCACTCGCCTTAATAGCAGCGGCACGCTTTACACGACCTCCAGATAACTGTGACTTTAGCCGTTCGGGGAGCTTTCCAGACTTTTTCAAACGAAGCTTTTCAGACTTAGTTAAACTATTGTCGGAATAGGTATCATCCGCATCGGAAGAATATTCGTAATCAATAAGGTCGGGAACATTTCCGCGGTCATCTACGTCATCCTTATCCTTCGGGCCACCCCGCTTCTTGGATTTTGAATTACCCTTTGAATTCTTGGAGGGCGGCTGGGGCATTCTAGGGCTTGTGGGCATTTGTAAACTGTGAATCAACCGACGCAAAGGTTATGTTTCAACTTTTTTTACATATTTCATGATGGAAATATGTAAAAAATACTATAAAACTTGTTATTTTAATTATTTACGACTATTGCGGGATTTATTCGCCTTGCGAGATTTGCTTGCCTTGCGCGTCTTTCCGCGGACAAGGCCATTTACAGCACGATTCATGCCGCGAGTTACTGCTACGCCGGTATTCTGTCCAAATCCTAATACACTGTCTACGATTTTGCCGGATCTAGAAAATGCTGACTTACCTACATTGCGGGTGGCCTCAAGTAAGTGATATACAGGAGAATACGCACGCTGAAACAGACGGAGGCCAGACTTCTTACCGCGACGCGTAGAACGTGTGCTAGGCATTTCTATTACTCATTTACAATTAAATCGTGGAGATCCATTAATCCAAACCGGCCCTTTGAACTCAAACTAGGACGCATCACACCGCTCTTCTTATCAATCATCTCTGTAAGTTTCTCCTGTAAAGAACTCATGATATCAGCCTTAACAGAGATAAAGAACTCATTCGATTTTGTCTTCAAACTCTTTATAAGGCGATTAAGGCAATCAATTAACTCTTCCACAGTCTTTGTCTTTCCATCTACCGTATTTAAAGCAGATATAGATACAATGACCTTGTCAATCATGCTAATAAGCTGGCTCTTCTCAAGCGCATTTTGCCCTGCAAGCTCGGAAAGGAAATGCCCGTAGCCCATTCGATACTGCTTATTTTTAATTTGCGTAGACATATCCTCATTGACATCCTCGTTAATATTGTCGAAAATCTCCATAAACTTTGTATGATAATTCTTCATCTCCTCATACATTATTGTGTATTTCTTAGCAATCTCAGCAAGCAATTTTGCGAAAAGACCACAAAAGAGTTCCTCTGTTGTTGCTTTAGCAAATACCTTCTCTACAAAATCTCGAATAAAGGAAGTTTCACCACTGTCCATAATTTGATATATAAAGTCGCGGGTATCATTATAATTAACTGCTGTAAAAGCATTAAGTTTATTGCCGATAATTGAATTCAGAATCTTTCCATCAAGATTATCCTCATTCCCAGATGTAAACTTACTCTGATATCTCCCTGCAGGACGATGAATTGGTGCAGGCCGTGGCTGACTCTGAACTTCTGCCGATGGCTTTGCGGACCATTGGGAATCTCCAGTCTTTCCTGAAAATTTTGATCTCCACGCATTCCCAGGCTTTACAGATGAATCAAATGAGCGAATCGGCGCTGTGACCCCTGGTGCTCCCATGCGCCCTGGGGTGGGCCCAGTCACGGCAGAACCTCGAAATCCGCCAGCTACCTGCGGAATCTCCATCTCACTCCTTAGACTCTCAATAAGAAGACGAAGTGCTTCCGGTGGAGTTGTAACCTTTTTTAGCATTGTCATAATATCATCTGATTCATTCGGAATAACTGCAGGGATTGCTGCAATTGCGGCGTATGACACGGGCCCTGCTGATTTTTCCATTGTAGGTAGGTAGTATTTTTCCTTTAACCAACAGAAATTCAATTTTATGTATGGTTCGCGGAACTTTTCGACCAAGCTTGTTTTTCAATTAGTTAGAATGGATACTTACCTTAAAAAAATAATAGGAAGTTCAAATACTTTTACAAATGAACAAATCTCCGAAGCTTTTACGCGTTGGCCAAGTTCACTAAAGGCATGTATGGCCCGTTCGAATTCATTTAAGGCATTGAAGGATAAGCTTTCTGAAGAAGGTAGCTCGGCGGAAGATACTCGTGGTCGATTACTTAGCATACACAAGACGCTAGATTCCTTGGAACCATTGTTAAGGGAAACATCTGATGTTGAAAAGGAAGGTTACTCCCAAGTGTTATTTGAAGGAATTCCCTGGTCTGAAATAAATTATATACCCTACGCCCTTGTATGTGTATCATTATTTAAGTCGTATATTGTTCCTGCCGCGAGTATTATGTTGCCTCTTTTATCTTGGATACTTCCGTATATTTTTTTACGTATAGTCTATAATATTCCAATTGAATTTACGGATTATATGAATCTTCTGTGGCGTATGTGGAATGGTCGTCCTATACCAAGAACTCCTGAAGAATTAATGCAGCCTTATGAAGAACCTCCTATTGATGCTGCAACACGTATAAAACAACTTCTTCAAAATGGCTGGACACTATTTACCTTGGGGCAAGCGCTGTGGCAACCTATTCAACAAGCAAAGCATTTTATGAAATTAGATTCGGATTGCTTAGCATTAGGAGCTTCTGTATTAAAACTAAAAAAGGAATCTGTTCTATTATATACACACTGGAAACAGTGGCTTCCTGTTTGGTTTTTAGAGTGGATCACGATGTGTCCTTCTGATATAAGGCAAGCATTTGCCTTTGTGCGTGATACGCCATATTGGTTAATACATATGTGTAGAAGTCTAGGACGGTTCGAGGGATTATTTTTACTTGCTGCACGATCAGATACAGTCCCTGTAACATTTATTGATTCCAAAAAGCCAATCTTAGTTTTACATGATTTTGGCGATCCTTCTATCCCAATGGATAAACGAATTTTGTCTTCTATTTGTCTAGGAGCAAAGGGAAGACCATCTCATGCTATTGTCACTGGACCTAATCGTGGGGGGAAATCAAGTTGTATGAGGGGAGTGTTATTAAATGCTATGACGGCACATGTATTTGGTGCAGCATTTGCTAAAAAGGCACAGGTTTCTTATCTATCTTGGATTGCGGATGGTATGCGCCTAGATGATTTTCCTGGATCATTAAGTATGTTTGAGCGCGAAGTATCATTTGCATCATCTATTTTAAGGAAAACGTCTGGTGGAAATGGAATTGTATTATATGATGAATTATTCCATAGTACAAATCCTCCAGATGCAATACGAACAAGTGAATTATTCTGTAAGAGTCTATGGCAGAAAACAAATTGTATTAGTGTAATAAGTACTCATGTATACAGTTTAGCTAGAAATGCTCCGCAGCATGTAAAAGCATTGTGTGTTGCCGCTACACATAATAATGGTGAATTAGAATTTTCATATAAACTTAAAGATGGTATATGTGAAGTGAGTAGTGTTGATTTACTATTAAAACAACACAATATTTTATAGTTTATATAGGGCAAAGTCGATATTACGAATTAACTGGGATAATTTTCATGCGGAATTACTACGCGGCTTGTTTGGGAAAAAGCTTATCTTGCTTCCGACCAGAGAAAATGGCGAGTGTCCTGAATGATTCCGTAACAGTGGGAATTCTTCTTACTATGATTTTTGGGGCGGTTACTTTTTATTTATACAGTCGTATGACGCAGAATGAAAAGCGTGTTGGATTACTGGAGAATCTGCTTCTTTCCTTAAAGATGAGCACTGAGGCATCTATGTCCGGTGCTGATATGCTTGGGCCTGAATTTGTAGAACCGGTATCTTCGGCTACACCGCTCAGTGATGACGAGGTTGATACCACAATGGACGAGGAGAAGTATGCTGAGATGCTGAAGGAGATGCCGGCAGCACCGGTAGAGGGCCGTGAAGAGCCTCGTAAGATGGATGCGAATTATGAATCTATGAGTTTAAAGGAACTTCAGGTGCTTGGTCGCCAGAAGGGGCTGGCGGTTCACAGTGTAAAGAAGAAGGATTTAATTGATTCTTTACGTAATCTTGAAACTCCCGGCGAGCCCGAGGGAGGAGATTCTGGAACTCAGGGATTTTCTGTGACACTTGCTGAGGCAACACCTGCGTAAAATAAGGGGCATTAATAGAAAGAGGATGAGTTCAATGTGGCCATTTGACCCGACATCTCCCAGCACAGAACCTGCAGGCCCTGCAGCACAGGTCCGTAATAATGCCGCTGCGAAAGTTGCTGCTGCAAATGCAGCACGTAATTCAAATCTTCGCCGCGAAGCGGAAGAAGCTGGTGAAGAACAGGGGCAGGAATTTACCGTGGAAGCGGATGATATGGAATCCGAGGAAGAGGAATCAGAGGAAGAGGAATCCGAGGAAGAGGAAGGCATGGAAGGGGAAGGTATGGAAGCTGCAAAAGAGGAGGAACTGCCCATGGAAGGTGGTAAGGGAAAAAAGGCTAAGCGCAAGGCCAAGGGCAAGAAGGCATCCACTCGCAAGGCCAAGGGTAAGAAGGTATCCACTCGCAAGGCCAAGGGTAAGAAGGTATCGAGCCGTAAGGGCAAGGCCAAGAAGGCAGCCACTCGCAAGGCGAAAAAGAACTAAAATAAATAGTATTTGAGTATACAGAATATTATAGTTGCAAAACTAGCACCTATAATATCCTTATTACAATGATAGAAAGAAGCATATCATTATATTTCTATTACCTCCGTATAGATGGACAGCGAAGGATATAGAAAGCCTCAAACCCCATGGTTTTTTACAACACCAGATTTATATGCGGTAGAAGTTCAAGCAAAGAAGGTAAGTGTGCCTAAAAAGCAAACGCTTCCAACACAGGATTCAAGATATCCCGGTTGGGCAGCCCCCATGTATGATGGGCGACTTGTAACTGATTATCGGTCTAAATGTGAAGGAAATATACCTACAGGATTTCAATATGCTACAAAACAATTTTTACAGAAACATGCTTCTAATATTATTGAACAATCCAGGAAACGCCATGCGGAACAATCAGGAGCAGGACTTTCTTACAATTCTGTGGTTGATATGCCTCCTGCTAGATACGTTAAATGCGATGAATACCAATGTATGGTCAAACAGGGTGACCCCATGGGGCTTGGAACGGAACGTATCGACAATTCCACTGTAGAATTATTCGGAACATTTTCTAAATCACACCCAACAAGAAATATTCCAGCAAAGCCGATACGTACAACTGAATATATGGGTGGGCGAAATACAGTAAGGGGAATCTTTTCATAAAGAAGAATGGAGTATATAGGAAGCGGTATAGCACTTATTGTTGGAACAGTTGTATATAATTATCGTCAGCGAATTGCGTCAGTATTTAAAAGTAAACAAGCTTCGTCTACCCCTGCTGCGCCCGCGCCTGGGGCTGGGGCTGGGCAGCCAAATCAAACAGGGGGGGCTAAACTAAGAAAGAAGAGAACCTCATAGAGGATCATATGGAATCTAAACGAAGAATTCTTGCTTTTGATATTGGAATTAAAAATTTGGCGTGGTGTTGTGGAGATGTAAGCGGAAATTTTATTGAAGTATGTGGATGGGCCAATGAAAATCTCCTAACTGGCACTACTGCTGAAGAGGAGATTTCCAACTCGAAATGCGAAACGTGTAAAAAGAAGGCTTCTTACCAAAAAGGAAATACCTTATATTGTGTTCATCATTGTCCGCCTTTAACGCCGGCTTTACGCGATGGTTCAGGAACTTTACTTCGAACGCTTCCAAAAGTCCAAGTCTTGAAAGAAATATCAAAGTCTTCCGGCGCCACACAAGAACAATCAAAGACAAAGGAAGCATGTATTCGATTTTTAAAGGAAAAATTCTGTTTTCCAAAAGAAAAGGCGGCAAAGGTAAAATCATTTGATTTGGAAGCAATTCACGATGGAATTAAAGAGGTTGTCGCAAGAAATAAACTACTTTTTTCATCTTGTTCTCACATTTATTTGGAAAATCAACCCGCCTATAAAAATCCTGTAATGAAATCTGTTCAAATGATGTTATTCGCAACGCTGAGAGATCTGCTTGAAGGTCCTCCTAAGGTAGGATTAGTGCATGCTTCGCGCAAAACAAACGAAGTAACCACAAAGGGTGATAAGGGGTATAAGGAACGTAAAGATGCTTCTGAATTAAGAGTTACTACTATTTTTAAATCTAATCCGGCATACTCTGTCCATAGTGAATGGTTTCTTAAACAAAAGAAGCGAAGTGATTTAGCGGATTGTTTTTGCATGGTGGTCGATGCCGCGGCAAAGTGACTAACCTAAATAGCACGTTATAACGAAGAAGGAGATGAACGGTGTATCTATTGCAGAAATGGAACGGGTAGCACTTGGTGGAAGTTCCCGGTCAGGAGGAGGACTAGGCACAATGATCGATCTGGGAGATTTAAACACCAGCGATTTAGGGGATGACCTCGGACTTTCTTTAATTTCCAATCCTACTAAGTTTACAGGGAATGGGGGCGGCGGCAGTGGAGGCAGCGGTAGTGGAGGCAGTGGGGGCGTAAGTTTTTCCCAGGATCCTCCCAAAACAATAAATATTCCTTCTTCATATTCTTCTGCTCAAACTCAGAGGAATGAGCCTATGAATATTTTTACACAGCCTCCTTCCAACAGCCTTGGTGGAATAGAGGTAACTCCTCTTGAGCCCCTTGAGAACTTATCCTTCGGTGGCCCAACCGATGCGATGCCCATTGATATGGGAGATTTCGGAGGAAAGCCTCTTGAAGTTAATTTCACAAAGCAGCCGGCGGAATCTCAGGGAGGTGGTATGTTCGGAAATCTTTTCGGAAATGCGCAGAGCTCAACTACATCTGGTGTTCAGCTCGCTTCCGCCAGGGATCCTGAGCAGGAAAAGAAGGAGAAGTCTGATTATTTAAATAAGCTTCAGCGCTTGGAAGCAAAGGGATTTCCAGTATCTCGCAAGTTTACAATGGATAATAATTTAGAGGAAATTAAAGCCGAGTATTTTCGGCTTGTAGATGCTCGTCAGTTAGAAACAAGTATTAAGTTTCAGCGCCAGATGTTAATTGGAGGAATTACCGGGCTTGAATGGCTAAATGGGCGCTTTGATCCCTTTGATTTAAAGCTCGATGGCTGGTCTGAATCTGCACATGAGAATATTGATGATTTTGATGAAATCTTCGAGGAGTTATATGATAAATACAAGGATCGTGGGAAGATGTCACCGGAAATGCGTCTAATTATGGCGATCGGAGGAAGCGGGTTTATGTGTCATGTAAGTAATACATTTTTTAAGTCAAAGATGCCTAGCATGGACGATGTATTACGCAGGAATCCAGAGTTAGCGAAGCAAATGGCGGCAGCGGCGGCGGCACAGGCCGGTCCCGGGTTTGGAAATTTCATGGGAATGGCGATGAATCAGGGACCTGAGGAGGCTAGGGCACCTCCTGGACCCATGCCTTCTGGAATGGGACCTTTTGTATCCTCTCCTCAGGTGCCTTCTATGGCTCAGACGGGAGCATTCTTCTCTTCTTCAGCTGCACCCCCCTCTCAGCAGCAAATTCCTCTCCAGCAGCCTCAGGCTCCTCGACAGACTGCTCGCAGGGAAATGACCGGCCCAAGTGGAGTAGATGATATTTTAAAGACGTTTGAGGAAGTAAGGCGTGCGGAGGCAGCAGAAACGAATTCCTTTCAGCCGGCGGGAGGATTTGCGACTCAACCTGCAGTAGCAGCTGCTACTGGAGCAGCTTCTGTTGTAAGTTTTGATGCGCAAAGTCAGGCAGATTCTGTTGGAACGGGCGCAACTGGAGCATCTGCAAGGAGAAGAAAGCGTGCTCAGCCACCTATAGGATCAACATTTAGCCTGAACGTGTAAGTTGGTGAATAGCAGAAATGTAATAATTATATGCAGAAGGTTCTTCGGATACAGGGTCTGCCTCCGTAGATTTTTCTTGTTCGGCAATTTGTTTATCATGCAGACGTTTATATATCATTTGTTCCTCTGGGGTAAGTGCGGACGGAACTTGTTTTTGAGCGGGCGGGGGTTTATATGCACAACTGTGCCACACACATAATTCTGAATTTTCATTAAATAGATATCCGATTAAAAGTATCAGTATTATTGTTAAACATGCAGCAACAAGTATATTGCGGGTTCCTATAAATAGAATCGCAAATAACAGGAAACGTCTAACAACAGGTTGACTTAAGAATTTCTCTTGTTCCTTAGTTATTTCTAAGGATAGAAATCTACCTCCTATATTTAAAAGGACCATCATAATCCCAATAAAATATGGGTTTGTGTTAATACTAGCCATCAATGCGTCAATTGGATTTATTGTTGCCATTGCTGGTAAAGATGCTACGGCAGCCGGAAGGCTCATCTACTCTAATGACATATGCGAATACGGCAATGGTTTTCCAAAAAAGAGCACATCTGCCCCTAAAGAACAAAACGCAAGGGCAGCTAAAATTCCTACCTTAGGCGACCATACCGACGCAAGGATAACTATAGATAAAAGACCAATACGTGTTAATGGAATCGCAAATGCTTCAACCAAAGAAGAAGGATATGGGGATTCTAAATGAGTTCCTATGATCCAGCACCATAGAACAAGGACTAGTATAAGGGCATTTTCCATAAGAGTTTCTGGTTCTACACCCATCTATCACAACTTAATATTTATCTAAAACACTGTTTATCGAGTACTTCTCCCCATTGCTGATTCAGAACCTGATAATACTCCGAGCCTTGTAGTATTTAGATCTTGAACTGGCTGTGTAGAAACTCTATCTTCCTTAATTTCTAGGGGATTCTCTCGCAGCACCTTTTCAATAAACCATTTATGCGCCCCTTGGCTAATATACGTTGTTTTTACACCATCCCAGAATCCTTCTATGGATCCTCCAAGTGGCTTATTTGCCCATAAAAGGGCAATTACAATACCAAAAAGGATTGCTGGGATTTCCCCGCAGAGTGAATATAAGATAAATAGAATTGTAACAAGTAAAAGTCTTCCCGTCAACGATGATGATTGCTTTAAAATAGTATGAGGAACCTTATCTGTAAATGTTGCTAATACAATAAGAATAAAGGATAATACACTTAGGAAAAGATGGTTCGATTGCTTTGACCATGTGAAAATGGCTTCTTTTAACTTAGCACCGCCTACCATTGAACTTGTCATTCTAACTACAAGTAGCCGGGATTCTTTGATTTTGACATATAATTATAGAGGCGAACATGGCTGGTATGGCTGGTTGTTCGCTAAATGATGCATTTCCGGATAATACGGAAAAGGCAGGTAAGATTGCTCGAAAAGAAGAACGAAAGAAGGCGGCAGTATGTAAGGGTCCGGCACTTAGTTTTTTAAAGGGGCCAGATGAATCTAAGGATCCGGATCGAGTTGCCGCTGCCTTGCCTCCTCCGCCAGAAAAAATGCAAGGATCAATGACAAATAAGGGAAACAGTCCTATACAATCCAATTATTTTGGGAGGGGCGAAAATGAAGAATCCTTCGCAAATTTTTCACCAAATTTGGAAGATAATCCTGGATATAAACTACAGCCAGATTTTCTTGCAAGCTTTCAAGCGGCAGGCCTCGGAAAAGCGGCTGGCGTAGCAGTCACGCCGAGTAATCAATGGAAAGGATTTTCACCTATGAATTATGATACCATTGCTCAACAAAGTGAAACACCTATGAGCAATGATGATAAGATACTTTTACAGAAGAAGATTGATACCCTTTTTGCTCGTCTAGAGAGCATGGAATGTCAGAGTGGAGAGAATGTTAATACTGAAATTGCTCTTTTTATTTTAAGCGGTCTTTTCCTTTTATTTGGCCTTGAAACATTACGCAAGTTTCGTTAAACGTTTACGAGTATTACGTTTTCCCATAGGACGGTGTATCCGTCGTTTGCGAGAACCTCCTCGCTTTGCTTTAAAAAGCATTAATGTTTCCTCGAGAATACCAAGGAAAGATCTACGATCACTTAAATATTGATCTATAACATTTTTATTCTTAGGATCATAAATAACTAGCCGTTGAACCTTTGCTTCCTCTTTCGGTAATATATCATTGATAAAAAGTAATAGTTTTTCAATATTAATTTGGATTTGTGAATTTACAGGAGGCTTATACAGGCCCTTTACGGTATTCCGTAAGACTATTTCTTCTTTTAGATTTGTATAATATTTTACAATTTCTCCACGCTTTTGTTTATTCTTTACTATTTTTTCAAAGAGTTTAAGATTTGCTGTTGCTTTGGAAAATAGGTCGAGCATCCCCTGCAGAAGGGGATTTCCCTTTCCTGAAGGTAAGTCGTCCTTCCCTTTTCCTTTTACTTCTTCCTCCTCTTCTTCTTCCTCCCCTTCCTCATCTTCCTCCTCTTCCTCCTCATCCTCATCCTCATCCTCCTCTTCCTCTTCTTCCTCATCTTCCTCCCCTTCCTCCTCATCCTCATCCTCATCCTCCTCTTCCTCTTCTTCCTCATCTTCCTCTTCCCCTTCCTCGCCTTCCTCTTCAAGAGGTTTCACATTCTCTCCGGCATCCCCTTGCCCTTCAACGGGGACTGGATTTTCTCTCGATTCCTCATCTGTAGGGCCTTTTGATGCTTCCTCTTTTACCCCTTCCTTATTTTCACTGGAACTTATTTCATCTTCATCTCTAAGAGTCTTTCTAATACGCTTTAGAATTGCTTCCTTCTTCTTAAGAATTATTCTAAGGATCTTTGCTCTATATTTTTGGGCATCTACACCGCCCTTTTCATACCGTAAAGAAAAATCATCTTCATTCTCTCCAACATGTTTCCAGAAATGTTCATATGCCTCTTCAGGGTCTTGTTTAATCATATTTAATACAGATTGTGGATCACCTCTTAATAATCCATTATAAAGCACCCCCCATTCACTCTTTGTAAATTTATTTGGATCAAATGACCCCTTTGTAAAAAGAAGTGTCTTGACCCTTTCATCCGCTGGATCACGTATAAATATACTTTCCCCGACTTGAATAAGTGGAATTGATTCTTCTCCCTGTTTACCTTCTAGTGGAACAGTCTGTTTTGAATTAGATTCTTCACTATTTAATACAGTTTCAACATCATCCTGCGATGTAGCCACCGCATTCGCTCCAGGCTCCTCTTCTGCCCCTTCCTCATCTTCCTCTTCCTCTTCCTCTTCTTCCGCTTCTTCTGTATCTTCAAGTGTAAGTGTTGAAAATAGTTTTGTTGGTTTCATTGCGTTTGTAAAAAAAAGAAGATGTAAACTCAAGTCTTTGTCGCCTCTTGAGATATTAGGAAGACTCTTTAATTCTTTACCGTCCTCTCCATAAAAATATAATTCATCCAAATATGTATCCTTTTCTCCCGAGCTTACGCCAGATCCATCATCGCGAAGGCGAATCTTAATAATTGGTATTTTAGTTTCGACCAGGCCTAATCCAGCCCCTGTAATTGTTTCCGAAAGTGTAATACGATCTTGAACACCCCCTTTAATATTTGTAAATCCACCATCGCCTAATTCACCATCATCTATAAGGCGAAGAATAACAAGACCTGTATATGGAGTTTCTCCCTTAAGAACCTTTTCCCAATTTGCCGTATTTGTTCCTAATTTTCCCATAGCTTGAAGCATAGTGTTTCCATACGTAGTTTTAGAATATTCCATAAGAGTTTTTCCCCTAAAGGTTAACTCTTTTATGTCGTCAATTGACACCACATCATTGTCCCCACCCCCATAAAATTTTGTAAGGGGAACGGGAATATTAGGTTGATCTAATCCTCCTCCATGAAAGACTTTCATTTCCACTGGAGTTGAGGGTCCCTGTAATAAACTATCACCCATCTACTAAGGAGGAGGCCTAAGAAATCCGGGAATGATACAAACAGCAATGGAAACTCCTCCAATGGTCACTGTTGATTCTCAGACACGTCGAAAGATACCCTGTAGACAAGAACTTGTTATTACAAGTCTTCAGAGATTTTATTCAACTCGGACCGATTTACAGGAGATTGTGGAACTCCTTAAAGGAACAAGTGATATAAGTCTTCGTCTAATTGACTGGTTTGTAACTAATTATTCAAAGGCACATAGCACTTCCTATATTTTAAAGGGGCAAGAGTTTGTTGTTTATACAGATTACAAGAATCAACTAAAAGCATACAGTAAGAAGCTGTTTGATCCGTTTTGTCGTCGGGAAAGGATATCGTTTCAGGTTCCGGGACATGAGTCGTTTTTAACGACAGTAGGTAAGCTTAATTTTTTTCGTTGGGCTATTGAGAAGGATATCTTAACGTTTATCAAGGGACACAAGCCGACCATCGAAAAGGAAATGAATGTAGCAATGCGTGATTTAAATAAGAACAGGAATGTATCTGTATCGACCACAACTACTACATCGACTGTCCCATCCATTGTTACATCTAGCACGGATGGCTCTACACGAAAGCGTCAAACTCACACGCGTGATACCACAACGCCTGTGAAGATTCTTCAGAAACACGATTGTGAAATTGAGATGAGGTTTGATTAATTACGATATACAACATTCATCTTATTTAAAATGGGTCGCATTAATTCATATGCTTCTAAAGAGTTCATCCCCCTTGATTCAATCGTATCTTGTGGAACCCAACGTGTTTCAAAAGTTCTTCCTAGGAGCTTTTTTGACTCATTTACCCCACGATCTTCTACATCTTCATTAACAACTCCACGAAGTTCTCGAATTATATTTCTAGAATCCGAAGAAACATCGTATTTATCAAAATATGGGTTTGATCCAATAGATTCCAAATATGCTTGTTTTTTTGCTTTTAATAGTCCCTCATATTCGCATTTTGCTCGCTGTAATTCTTGAGAAACTCGTGAAATTTCTCTAGCATCCTGAACAATACGTAATTGAGAATCAAGAGCCTGTATGCGTGCAAGAAGCTGAAGGCTTTCTTTATTAATTTTTGATACAAGGTCGGAATCACCTTGTCCTGGAAGTTGAAAGGGCGCATTTCGATCAAGCGATTCTCTATGTAGTCGCGAAGCGATTGCTGCAGTATCATTATATACGATACTGGTATCAAACGAGGGAGGATCTGTCTGCCACTGTTCGACGTGACGTATATTAATTGTTTCTTTTGCGTTAGGTTCCTTGCGACTTCGAATAGAAAATTGCTTGGAAAAATTTGGAGGTATGGCCTGCTGTTGCATTTGTTCTATAGATAGAAAGAATTATGGGGATTTGCTCGCATAAACCCACAGTCAAGTATATACTAGAATGTTTATTGTCCCCTTTTTTATTGAGGCCCCAAAGGAAACCAAAATTGGATTTAAATTATGGACAGCCTGGGTTTTTATGACAAAAAAGGGGCAAGCAGTATGGACTGTAGATGAGCCCCTTTCAAGGGATCCTCAAGAAATTATAAAGGAATATCTTGAAGGAAATAATATATATGGAACATATCTTCCAACTCAACGTAAAGATGTAATTCTATATAAGGTCGATACAACAAAAACATCTATTCCCGATTTTTATACATGGAATGATATGCTTACAACATCATCATGCGGGGATGATGTGTGGCGTCCATTTTTCTGGGTTGGAGATACAATGTATGGAGAGTCCGATGATTGGGGCTGGGAGGAAGAGTTAAAGGAATTAAAAATAGGTACTTTCGGTTCCATGGATACTTTATGGAAGGTCTTAAGAGAGGGCACTATATTATAATAGATGCAGACGACGCGGAACAAAACACGCCGCGCAAGTGGAGCAACCGATGAACCAAACGATCATCCGCCTCAGAACCTAGATGTAGCAAAGGATGTAAGCCAGGTAGATTCATATGGTATGAATACTAGCCTTGTAAACTTTCTAAATTTAAATGCTAGCCAGGCATACAAGCGCCGCTGGCATCTTTTAGAGCGAGGCCTGCGGTTAAATCGCCTGAGTCTATTTATTGCTGCTGAAAAGGAAAAATTACATTTATCTGACGAGGATACTGAATATCTTACAAATGTATTACATCGAAGCCTTGATAAGAAACTTCTGAATAGTAAAACAACCGTTGTGTATGATATTGACACGGAACAAATTCAAGAGATACGCGGACTTGTCTATCACAAGACAGCTGACGGTAAAATACTGTCACAAATTGTCGAGAAAAAGGCAGGTCTTACCTTTAGGAAGCCTCATTCAAAACGTACGGCAACAAAGGAAACGCCTGCGACTGAATAAATATGAAAGTTTCCCTAGCACATGTAAAGGAAACCCGCAATGTTCAAGTCGGCATGTTCATATTTCGCGGAGCTAGAAACGATCAATCCACTTCCATCCCACCAGTCATATCTGGAGGAATGGAAAGGCGATCAGGAAGACATTTGTGATTTTGGGGAGAAGGAAGACGAACTATCCACGGCAATTCTAAGTTTTCGCGAAACCCTATTTAAAGCATCATTCGAATGTGTTGATGTTCAAGAAAAAACTCCTATTACTAACTGGGAGTGGTTACTTACGGTCGAACAAATGCCTCAGCGCACCGATGAATGGTATACGCAAAAATCGCGACTGTTAACCGCAAGTGAAATTTCTGCTTTATGGCGCAGTGTTAAGTCACGAAATGCCCTAGTCCTTTCCAAAGTTTCTCCTCAAATAAATACATCAAAGCGCCTTGCTACCTTAAAATCGCAAACAAGTCCAATGGATTGGGGTGTTAGATATGAACCGGTGGTTAAACTTGTCCTGGAAAAGGAATTGAACTGTAAAATTACCGATTTGGGAAGAATATACCACAGAACTATATCCTGTTTGGCGGCTAGTCCGGATGGAATTATTACAGAAGGGCCTTCTGAATTAAAGGGCTCATTAGTTGAAATAAAATGCCCAACTTCGCGTAGTATTACGAATGAGATACCGTTTGATTATTGGTGTCAGATGCAGATACAAATGGAAGTGTGTGGAATTGATCGATGTGAATATGTTGAGATGAAATTTAAAGAAGGTGAGTCTATTGAAAATGGAACTTCGCCAGATACTAAAGCGGGCGGGTGGATTACACTTGATATTAACAAAAATTCAGAGGAAATGAAATATCAATACCATACTGGAACTCCAGTTCAGGAAGAAGGATGGATTTCAGTGGAAACATATCCATGGACGGTGGATAAAATGCGTCGAACAACGGTCCATAGAGATACGGAGTGGTTTACTTCGTCCGTAGATAGCATTTATGCTTTTTGGAAAGATGTAGATTCTGTAAAAAATGGAAGTCTTACAATAGAAGGTCCTAAAAAAAGGAAGCCTGCTGTTGTAGTAAGTGACGAACTCCCTGATAGACCTATGTTTCAAACTGAGGATTAATCAGTTCACGCTCCATAATTTGTGAGGTGAGAGGGTTTGTTTGTTTTTGATTATTTGTAATTTGATCGTATTTTCCAGTTAAAACGGGCATATTAGGATTCATCATGGATGCCTGCTCTGCAGTAACGGCATCCGCAAATCCTTCCGTAGAATACGGAGTAGAGTGTGCTTCACTAAGCTTTACAGCAATTGCGAGAATTAAACTTAATAGGACAACGCATACAAGAATCATAAATACATCGGCCATTCTCCTTTGTATTAATATTTTTGTGCATACCTTAATGTCCAAGAGCGTGCTGTTGAGTTGTATGCCTCCTTATCCAGCTTATATTGGTTAGCAATATCAGGCATGAGTGGATCATCGGGATTAGGATCACTGAGAAGTGAACAAACGCTTAGAAGCACCTTTGATATCGTAAGGGCAGGCGACCACTCCTTCTTAAGAATATCAAGGCAAATTGCGCCAGACTGATTAATATTTGGATGATAAATCTGAGTAGCAAAACTAATGGTCGGGGGCTTGAATGGATAATCTACTGGAAACATAATGTTCAGGTTAAATATACCACCCGCATATGGAGTATCATCTGGCCCTACAATAATTCCTTCCCAGCGAAACAGATCGTCGCCTGCAGGTCCAGCAGAACAATTCAACGGAGCATCTCGGCGCAGGTCTACAAGCTCCTTTTGAATGCGCTTTTGACTCATTGTGTAAAGTTATACAGTCTATGTATGGGTATAAAACGTCAATTTTTAGACCGCTGTCTAACACAATACATAAGGCAAAGTATTCCTGCTGCAGCAACTCCCAGTAATACAGCTTGCTTCATTTTGCGATTCTGTTCGGATGCAAATCCTTCCGTTGTAGGGCATTTCCCGCCGTTTGCGGCAATTAATGTTCCATTTGGACAATACCTTTTTGGTGTAGAATTGTATTGTTCCTGCGTCAAATCCGCCTTTTTTGTCCAGCGCGATTGATAATAATATCCGTCTGCTTCTTTCTTAACGGTTTCTGGATTTTCCATATAATAAATCTTATTTCCGCTCGAATCTAATTTAAATATATTACCATCTTGATCTCCTACCCGCTTTTTTTCGAGATGACACTGCGGAAATCCAGATCCAAAGACTGCTCCCATAAGAGGCCTCGGATCGAGCGCATCTTGCACATCTTCTATAATTCCAGGAGCAAGGCCGCGCAATTGTGGTAATCGAGCAGAAGCAAGTCCGTCTTTAATACGAGAACCAAATACGTTGCCTGTTGGAATCCCTTCCATATACATCCACATATCCGCACCGTTACTACATGTAAATCCAGTTCGCAACCAACTATTTACGCCAAGGGGTTTAACTCCCCTGTCTGCACTTAATGAACTACTAGGTTCTCCAAATCCAATTGTATCAATATAATAAGAGGCTGCTTTCACAGAATCTACAACAGAATCTATTGAATTTCCATCATATACTCCAACCTGCCCAGGAAGCTTTACAGCTTCAGCATAACTATAATCTGGTCCTAATATTCCAGGTACCTTTGGTTTGGGTAGAATACTTGTTCGCTGTTCAAGGCCAGTTCCAGCCATCTGCTTACATACTATAAAAAATGAAACAAAATGCCCCATATTTTATACTACATCGTTTACACTAGAAATGGAGCCGAGGGGTATTAGTTTTACTGACGCGAAAGATGCAGAATTACTTCTTAGGCATTTAATTTCAGATCTAGAATGTAATGTAAAAATCGAACCGATTACAGGCACAGATATGTTATATACAGACGGGATGGCTTCTAGATCAAACTTCAAAATTATCTTTACAAAGGAAGGAAGGGAAGTATATACTGCATTTTATCCACGGTATTCTTCGGCCTCAACACATGCTGAGTTAGATGAGAAAATTAAGAAATGGGTAGGAATTGTTGAAAATATACTACTAGAACGGTATAAACCTGTTGTTGCTACGCGAACCGTTCCCATATCTCATCCAGAGGAAATGGGAGCGAATGGACTAATGTGGACAGATGTTCCTATGAAGTATAAGCAATCCTAGAAAACAAGTCGTGCTTGTTAGAATCATACCCATAAAAAATCCTTCATTATAACCCTCATTATATAATAAATCTATGTAATTATTTTTATTATGATCTGTTGGCGGCATCCTAAGTTATATACATATGATAACTTTAACCCGTTTACCTAAACCCTAACTATGTATATAGGTAAGATGAATGTTCCATATTTAACTGTAGCAATTCCTACTATGCGCAGATGGTCATTTCTACGTGAGAGTTTACCTACATATTTAAATAATCCAATTGTAGGAGAAGTAATTATATGTGATGAAACTGGCGAAGATGTAAATACGATTGCTTGCTCTGACCTTAGAAGTCATCCAAAACTTCGTCTTATTTTGAATGATTCTATCCTTGGAATTTATCAGAATAAGCTGAAATGTTTATCACTCGCGCGATTTCCCTGGATAGCCTTGCTCGATTCTGATAATTATTTTTTAGACAGTTGGTTCGAACGTTTACATTCTGTTATAGATATAAATAACCCTAAAGTAATATACGCAAGCGCATCATTCTTATGGAGCAATATTGAAACATCAGAAACAAAGCGTCCTGCATCTTCCTTTGTCGATACACGTATTAGTAAGAGTAATTGGAATTCTATTCTAAAGAAACCTGGGTGGAATTTTTTATTAAATGATGGAAATTGGGTAGTATCAAAGCAAATCGTTGATGTATTAAATCCTTATAAGAAGAGTAATAGTTTATATGCGGCCGATGCAATATATATGCTTCGTGAATTTATAGTAAATGGATATGAAATATGGTATGTTCCAGGGCTTGATTATATTCACACGGTTCACTCCAATTCATCATGGCTTTTAACGGAATCGCAGAGTACTCGAATTCTTTTACAGACCCCTTGGGGAATTTAATAAAATTGATATTTCGGTTGAACATACGCTTCCGTATGAGTTCCATGTTTCCCGGAATTTCCGTAAAAAAGGCGGCGGAACAAACAGACACTGTTTGGTCTTTATGGGAGAAACCTGAGAAAGCAAAGGAGTCCAATTGTGATAAATGTAATGATGTTGACTTTAGAGATAGTGATGATATTATTACCTGTATTGCGTGCGGAAATGTCATTGAGCGAACATTAGATATGTGCGCTGAATACAGATTCTTTACCGCCGATGATAGGGGCGGGGGCGATCCATGCCGCGTTGGTGCTCCAACTGATCCGCGTTTTGCGGATACCTCACTTGGAACAATTATATTAGGAATTGGTCATGGAGGACATTCAACCGCTCGTGGGGCTATGATGCGCATTCGGCGATTTCATACATGGTCTATGTTTCCTTATAAGAAGCGTAGCCTTTTACAGGTATTTGAGCAAATGAGTCTTGCGGCTTCTAATCACGGAATTGAATCGCGTGTTATAGAAACCGCCAAAGATTTATATATGCAGCTTGTGGATCACTGTGATAAACGTGGATTATCCCGCTCTTCTGTGGTAGCTTCATGTATTTATAGTGCGTTAAAGATGGCTGGTGCGCCGAGGAAACCGAAAGATGTGGCTGATATGTTTCATCTACAAAATGCTCAATTTACAAAGGCATTTAAAGATTTCCAGTGTGTGTTGGCTCAAGCAAAGCAAAAGGGTCTTATCTCAGAGCATTCTATTATACCCTCGCAGCTGAGAACAACACGTGCTTCTAATTATGTAGCATATCCACTAAGTAAACTTTCTATTCCGCGAAGTGACGCCGAGTGTTTTCGTGAAATTGCTGTAAAACTTGCGGACAAGGCAGAAGATGATGAGTTAAGCAAGGAAAATATGCCTTCGAGTCTTGCTTCAGCGATTATTGCCTATGTATTACATCGTTGTGGATATTCATCGATTACAACGGATATCATAGCTAGCGCATGTGACGTAAGTGAAGGAACCCTTGTAAAGTGCCTCCGACGACTCGAGCAATCTGATTCAAGTTTAATTGAGTTAATTCCCAAGCAAAAACGAAAGGACAAGTAGTATGGGAGCGGGTGCTTCAGGATTAGGAAATCAAACTACTCGAGAAATTGCAAAAGATATGCTAAATGGTATTCTTGCTAATGCAAGTATGTTACATTTAATGGAATTATCGAATCGCTCCTCTTGTTCTAAGTTTGCGTTCGATTATAAAGAATCCTTATTAAAACATTTAAAAACAGTTCAGTTATATCCTGTAAAGGGGGATAAGGGAAAAATTGCCCTTTTATCTATTAACGATATTGCTCCAGGACTTATTACAAAGGCGGCTACACCTGAAATGGCTCGCCTTATACAGCAGCGCGACGAATTTTGTATAGATGCTGGGTATATTTATGTGCGTATATTTCAACTCTATTTTGTATTAGCAGCTTCTTTAATGTTAGATAGTCCTATAGTATCAACAGCCCAGCAACGGGGTGGCGCAATAACAAAGACAAGTTTTGGACAAACGCGTATAACTAAGGCAGAAGCCAGTATGCTATCTCCTTTTTTACTTATTAAAGAGGTATCGGCTACTGGAACTGCTACAAATCCCTTGGTGAAATTTTCTCTTACAGGAAACAGAAGTTTCACATTTCCTGCAGATGAAGTAATCAAGTCAGGAGATTCAGGGACATTTAGCGCAAAATATATAAAAGAGGGTTCTCGCGAAGGACTCATAAAATCATTCAGTCTTCAGCGGGGGCAGGAAGGGTCATTTACAGTCATTAAATTTAGTATTCAAGATACATCTATTTGTAGTTTTTCTCAAAGTTCTGATGGAACATGGACGTATTCCTTACAGGAGGGAGAATCTAATTTTATACCTCTTGAACGAGGAAGTCTTAATACAGAACTTATAAAGAAGATTATTACAGTTTGCGATGAAACAGGAGGATCTACCGGTTCTACCAGCTTTACGAGTAGCACAAGCAGCAGTTCTGGCGCAATATCCATTGCAACAGGATCTTCCATGTATATTGGATTTGAGAAAACACGCAAAATTTTTACCGAAGCGCATGCTGGAAAAGCGGAATATCCCCGTGCCTATGCTATTGGAAGGGCCCTTACATTGATGTTTCCTATTTCTCCCGAAGATAGAAGTATCTCTGGTCAGATTATTACTCAAGTGTGTAAAAAGGATCTTGATTTTGAACGTAATGGATCCTATCTTCCTAAGGCTGGAACAAAAATAAGTGATAATATTTATTATGCGAGTTTAATTGGCCTGTTTTATGATACGTATGTAATAAAGGGAAATACTGTAGAATTTAAGAAAACGCCTGGGGCAGAGGCAGCCTTAAAACAGGCTTCGGTTGATTTAGCAACATTATATGGGGTCAAGGATAATAAGGAAACCTTTATAGAAAAGGGTTCATTTAAACAACACGACGATCTGTGTAAGTTGTCGACGGGAAATATGGCGATAAATCCTCAACTTGCGGCTATAATAAAGGCAAAGTGTGTTGATCCAATGATTGCGTTACAGGCTAAACATTCCGTAAAGGCTGAAGCCTTAATTCGTAGATTATTCAAGATAGAAATAACAACTCTTCCTGGAAATAAAAAGGGGGTCAGCATTGATTTTGCCCCGGGTCTGGTCGATGTAAATGGGCGAGGTGAGCTTGATAAAATATGTCTGGAAACCCGAAAACTTATGTTAGAATATTACATGACAACTGACTCACTTTTCTTTCAAGGGATTTCAATTCTTGAGGCAAATAAGGGTGCCTTAGCACCAGCATAAATAAGGAAAAGAGGTGCTAATAAATCCTGTATTCAGTGTGTAAGCAATCCACTGAAAACATGTATCGCCTACCCATCCTTCGCGCTGTATATCTGAGAGTAAGACCCCAAAAGGAGATGCCTCGGTAAATTCCTGTAAGGCTTGTTCTGAGGAAATTCCTATAACTATACCAATCCAATGTCCTTCTGGAATTGTTCTATGATATGTATTAACGACGGTTACATACCCTGATGTTGTTTTCCATACGACAGTTTCACGAGATTCCTTATACTCGCTGAAAATGGGGGCATCTGGTTTTTTACATAGATTCCATGCAACCTTTGCTTCTTCTGGCGAAAGAGGAGTTTGTTTTCCAACTTCGCATCGTTTAGCCCAATACATTCCTGAAACAACAGGGGGAATACTTATCTGGAAAGATTCCCATAAAATAAAATGGGGAGTTGTTTTTGCCGTGTTGGCTTGAACAGTATAAAGTAATCTCCGACCGACGCCCTTCTTTCTCCATGCTGGATGAACGCAGAAATAATCAATGAGTCCGATGCGAGGAAATCGTGCTGTTTTGACATGAACATTTGTTACCCACCGGCGAACAATTGTTCCTATAATATTTCCTGATTTTTCCTGAATCATCACCCAAATATCCCATGTCCCATCTTTAGCAGCTTCTTGAACTCGTGAGAGGGGTATACAACATTTCGTTTTGCGTGATTGGGAAAACCAAGATCCCCAAAACTCAGGTAATATATATATATCATTGTCGTCTGCCTTTCGAATTATACAGCCATGTAAAGGAGCTCCTAGAGATTTTGAATGTTGCGTTGCTAACAAACGAGGTGG